ATTCCGCTGCCCCTTTCGTTGCGATCTCCCCGCCACAGGCGGCGTAACCGGCGATATCTACCCAGTTGTCCTGGGAAGAGGATCCTCCAGCAATTCGTCCCACTTTGAGCAGAACCATCATGGCGGCCACATCGTCAGGGACAAGGTCTACCAAAACACCAGGGCCAACGCAACGAGCCTGTATGTATTGCCTCCACAACTCAGCGATGGTGCGAAAATTGTCCTCTGGGCTGCCATAGTCCTGCTCTCTCTGTCCGCAAACACACGCCTCTGCGGCGTCCAGTATTCCCTTTCTAGTCATTTCTTCCCCTCCATCTCTCTGTACATCCGGCTGGCCACAATCTCCCGGCTTCCCTGGTATTTTCCGTGGTAGGTATCCGTCACCTCGCCACACACAGGATGATAGGACAGTTGCCCTATCTCCATGTTGGGGTAGATGCGGACCGGCTCCACGGCGACGATCTCCAGGGTCCAGTAACCCCGGAAACCTACGTCACCATACCCGGCGGTAACGTGGATGAACATCCCCAGGCGGCCAATGGAGGAACGGCCCTCTAGTTTGGGAACCAATCCGTATGTCTCCGTCCACTCGTTGGTGCGACCGAGGTAGAGCTTCCCAGGGGTTAACACAAGCCCCTCCTCTGGGATGGTGATGGTCCGTGTCCGGTTGTCCTGCCGGGGATCCAAGCAAGCCTCGGTATAGACCATCAACTCCGGGGCCAGGGAGACGTTGTAGCTGTTGGGGTTCAGCCGCTTCTCGTTCCACGGCTCGATCACAATGTTTCCTGCCTCATGCTGGAGCTTAATTTTATTTCCGGTTAAAATCATAGGCTCCTCCTATCTGCATCTGCTCCGGGGTATCTGTCTCCCGGATTTCCACGTATTGCACATGACCGTACTTCTCTAGGTCCATGGCAATCCCTTCCCGGCTTCCCTGCGGGTTGGCCGCAGAGGACGGGATGGGTCGGAGTTTCGCGATTATCTCCCACATAGGCACCTCACAATTCCAGCAGGCGGCACAGCGCTGCCTCTACAGTCGCCATCTCGCTATAAGGCAACGACCCGAGGCCGTGCCGCAGAATGTGCTCCGGCGCATTGCGCATCCTGTCCAGGCAAACATGATGCACATGCCCGCGAAACTGCACATCCGGGCGAGTAATGCTGCCATCAAACAATTTCGCCCGCCCCTGAACGATGGGGGCCACCACGATGTGGCCGGTCTCCCGGTTGGCCTGGTCCCCGGAGAGGACCAGGACAGTCATGCCATTGCCAGGGTCGCCGTGCTGGCGAAGCTTGTAAACGTTTCCTTTTCGAATCATTCAAAACCCCTTTCATCGGGCAACGCAAATTGTTCCGCGAGACCACGGGAGAGTGCTTTCACGTCCTCAGGGAGGGCCTCAAAGTCCCGGGCCTGCTGGGCCCTGGCGCGGTAGCTGCGCTGCACGTTGGAGGCTACCACGCTTTGCACCGTGGCCTCGTCCATCATGGCCCATTCCCGGAGTTGTCGTGGGTCATGGACCACGGACTGGAGGACGGGCGGAAGTTTGCGGAACTCCTCCTCGGAGCCGTACAGGCTGTTTCGCAGGGCCTTGGAGATGTGCGCCCAGGCTTCCTGCTCGGTCATCTCCCTGGGCTTGGTGATGCGCCGGACGTGCTCCTTGACCTCCCCGATGGTAGGGGGGTATCCGGTGGTTTTCGTGGCAATGAGAGCCTTGACGGCCCCTGCCACCACGTTGGCGGCATCGTCCTGGAACATGTCGTTCCAAAGACTGACAATGCCCTCCAGCTCTTTCCGCTCCATGCCCTTGTAGAAGCTAGGGAAGGCGGCCCGGAGAATAGCCAGGATGGAAACGGTCTCCTGTCTGTTCATAATCCTGCCTCCTCCATCATGTCCAGGAACGGGTTAGAACTGTTGGGTTGGCGCTTTTTCTCTTCCTCCAGGCGATCCTCCACCCAGGAGAGAATGGCGCGGTAGTCGCTCTTGTACTTTTTCCCGGAACTCCCCTTGTAGTTGTCCAGAATCTCTATCAGCCTAGCGGTGTCGGCTGGTCCATGAGTGTCAAGCAGCTTCTGGTGCTCGGCATTGGTCATGGAGACGTACTCAGCCCATTGGACCTTCGGCTCGGTAGGGGGGACATGGGGGGTAATATTGTCTTCGTCTTTGTCTTCGTCTTTGTCTTTGTCTTTGTCTTTGTCTTTGTCTTCTTCTTCGTCTTTGCCATGTTTGCCATTTTCATCATGGCAAATATGGCATTTGCTATTTTTGCCATCCTTTGCTTGGCCTTGCCATCTGGACGAGGCCCCTTTTTTTCCCGCATTAGACCGGGATGAGACGGTCTCTCGATACTTCTCGTTGTCGCGGTCAATCTGCGCTTTACAGGTATGGAACAGGAAGCGCTCGTTCCCGGGAAGGACCGGGTACTGGCCCGTGCGCTGATACTCCAGCAGCGCACGGACCAAGCGACCCACCTCCTCATCGCTCAACAGGGACCAGGTTTCCAGAGCGTCGGTAAATACCTTGATGTACGCGATTTCCATGCGGTCACCCGATCTGCCCTTCTTTGGTGATGAAGGCCTTGAGTTCGTCGGGGGAATAGTAGACCCTTGCTCCAATGTTCAGGGCGCGGACCTTGCCCGCGGACCTTAGCTCGTCCAGGGTGTCCACGCTGATGTTGAGAGCCTGTGCGGCCTCCTTGCGGGTGATAAGCAGTTTCTCCATGTCAGCCTCCTTAGAACGGTAAATCTTCGTCCGGCTCGTTGGAAATGTCGGTAAATCCGCGGGTGTCACCGCCGTATGCCTTTGCGCCGTTCTGGAGGGTTTTCAGCTCGGGGACCTTGAAGTCTCCGTTTCGGATAGAATCCACGCTTCGGGTCTGGCGGACGGTGGGACGGGTTTTCACGGTGCCATCCTTGGCAATGTACTCTTCCATTCCGATGACCACGCCGATATATTTCCGGCGCATATCCTGGAGGTTATCCTCCCGGAAGGTATAACCGGGGTTGGATTTTTCCAAGGCGGTCTTGAATGCCTTGAAGAATCCAAGGGCAGACTCTTTGTAACTGCGGGGGAACCGCATGGGCCAGTATCCTCGGTCCTTGTGCGTCTGGGTGTTACGGCCTCGATAGGGCTGTTCGACAAAGTCCCAACAAACCATGAGAAACTCGTCTGACTCATGGTCCTCCACCTCTGTGATGGCGGCCACATAACCGCCGGGGGCGACGGGGGTGAAGTCACCCATTTCCTGGACGTTGTTCCAATCAATTTTCCTCATTCTTGTCTTCCTCCTTGTCAGATGAATGGAAAGTGAGGGGGCAGTGGCTCCCAATGTATCTTTCCGGGTACTCGCAGATTTTATCATTAAGCCCGCAGTGTCGGATAGTGTAGCGGAAGTATGGGCACTGGGAGCAGGAAACGTCTGCCCGGTCGTGGAAGTCCACAGGAAAGGAAACTTCTACGATGGCACTGGCTCGGATATATTCCTTTACGCCACTCGAAAACTCAGGCATCTGGCGCACCTCCTGTCACGGGAGCCAGGCCCCAGTATTCCCGGATTCTTGTGTCGACGGCTTTTAGGTCGTTTTCGATTTCCAGGTCGAACATTTCCTCAGGGGATTTGCTGATGTCCATGCCGGAGGACTGGGTGCGGAAAAAGTGTCGGTCCCCCTCCACCATGCAGCGAAGAGCGATAGAGACCATCCCCTCTACACAGACTTTTTCATCCAGCAACTTGCCGATGGTCCGCAATTTGGTTTCCCCGTAGTCGGAGGTTGCCTCGTGCATGATGATGTACACAATCACGTCCTCGGGGAGGTCGTTTTGGATGAACCGTAGGAGATCCCAGAACGAATCCGCAATGTCGTTGTAGAGGTCAAAGCTGCTACTTCCGCTTTTGGGGGCGGAGTGCCCTCGCATAAATGTATTGGTGAGCAGGTACCCGGCGTCGTCGATGACGGCAGCCTTGGTGGGCATGGTTTTCAATCCCTTTTGGATTGTGTTGTAGCTGTCGGTCTTGGCGGTGTAGCGGAATTTTCCAGGGAACGGGAGGGGCTTTCCTATCACATTTACCAGGAAAATCTCATCCTCAGTGAAGTTCTTGAGGCTGCGGCTCTTACCGGATCCAGAGCGGCCATAAATCAGGACGCTGACCCCCATTACTGCGCACCTCCCCCGGAGAGGACCCATTCCTCGAAAAGCTCTTCCCGTTCGGTCAGATAGACGGACAGGACGCATGGATTGGCGATGATGAGGTAGTCCAGGAAGTCCTGGAGAGCTTCGTCCTTGATCCACTTCTGGACCATCTGGGCGGTGATCTCCATCTGGACTTTGCGGGGGAAGGGGTTGTAGGCGTTACTTGGTGTCATGGTTCATTTCCTCCTCTGTTTCTTGGATCCAACGATGAACGACGTCGGATCCAACTTGGAAATACTGCATCAGTTTGTGGATCCCGACTCCGTTTAGGTACATGGTTTTGAACCGTGGGGGGCGGGGGCGCTTTGGCCGTCCGGTCTTTCGAGGAAGCCCCAGGGTGTGGCACCACCGCTTGGCCCGGTCGGGGGAGACACAGTAGTGGTCCCCCAGCTCCTGGTATGTCATGGTTTTTGCCAGGTCTGCCAGGTCCTCCGGAATCTCCATCCTCCGGCGATACTGCCGGTTCAGGGGGCACTCCCGTCTCTCTGGATGGCACTCCTCCAGGTGGCAGTGCAGGCAGATGGAGATAAGCTGCGGCGGGTCCGTCCGTTGCGGGCGGCCAGGTGGGCGGCGATAATGCACGGCTTGTATCCGATGCGGTCCACGAACTTGCCGGCCAGCACGTCCACGACCAGTTGGGTGACGAAGTTGACGGTGATGAGGGCGGAAAGCCGCGCCATGTCGATGCCGAGTGTCGCCGCGAACGTGACGAACAGCAACGGCATGAAGTTATTGATTACCGCCTGAGTGATGTATCCCACGAAGCAGGCGGTGACAGTGTGGTTGTAGTTCGGGGCTGTGGCGCTCATAGAGTCAGTATTGCAGAAAAAGCACCCGCGAAATGCGCGTGCGAAGAGAATCGTGTGGGACGGCAGATGAACAATGGTAAAAACCGCGTGCCGTC